TGGTTTACTAACCAATGGCCTTCTCTTGTTAACTCCGTTAATCCAGGAACCTATAAGAATGAGACGAACGAACCACGTTTGGTTATTCCTATCTTCAACAAGAAAGGAGAGATTGAGTCGTTTCAAGGACGAGCACTACGAAAGAACGCTCCACAAAAATACATCACAATCAAAGCCCATGAACACGCGACCAAAATTTATGGTCTCGACACTATTGATGAGTCAAAACTCGTATTCGTCATGGAAGGACCAATAGATTCGTTATTTATTGATAATGCTATTGCAATTACCGGTGGGTCTTTAGATTTAGCACAGGTTCCATGTAACGGTAATCGTGCATGGATTATGGACAATGAACCTCGTCATCCTGATACAATTAAGCGTATGAAACGTTTAGTAGATGCTGGCGAAAAGGTAGTTTTCTGGGATAAGTCGCCTTGGAAAAGCAAAGATATAAATGATATGATTATGAAAGAAGGAGCAACTGCTTCTGAAATAACATGTTATATTAATCAAAATATATCGCAAGGTTTAATGGCTAAATTGCGTCTTGACAAATATGCGAAGGTATAAGGGGCCGAAGCCCCTTGATTAAAGTAATCCTCCGGTCATAATAAACGACACAACTTTTTCTAACGGCATTGGAGGAAGAACTAGCCCGTGTGTGCTAGCTAATGGAACTACCACATAATTCCATGCAGCTAAAGCAGCAGTGGCGATTCCGACGTAAAGATATCTTCCAAATCCTCCCTTGTCTTTACATTCTTGTTTCACTTCAGACATGAATCCTCCTAAAGAAAATTATTTATTATTTTTGTTTACTTTCTCCTGGAGCTGTGTTACTATAGCTCCTGTAAACTACTGAGGAGAATAGCATGAAAACTGAAAAATCTTTAAAATATTATGTGTACATGATTTTAATCAATAAAAATGTTGTATACATTGGGAAAGGAACTGGTGATAGGGCTTGGAGCCACTTTAAAGAAGCATTAAAATATAAAAATGATGATTCTAGTGAAAACGCAAAATGTGAAGCAATTCTTGAGGCTGAGAGATGTGGATATGAAGTTGAAGTAGTAAAAATTAAAGAAAATCTTACAGAACATCAAGCGTTTTCACTAGAAGCATTCTACATAGATTGTTATTGGGGCAGTGAATTTTTAACAAATAAAGTTAAAGGATTATCTGAAAAGAAACGTTGTAATGTAAAGTTTTCTTTGGACGAAGCTGCCACAGAACATCATTATAATGCATATATTAGAACTCAGACTGGTCTTTTTGGTGATTCTAAAAAAGCTTCGGACGAAACATCCAATATGCTTACATTCGCTGGAGCTAAAAGATTGATAGAAGAAAGCGAAATTTTAGCAATACATAAGCATGGACTATTGGGTGATGCTTATAACTTATGCGTGATAGAATCAATAGAAGTGATTAGATTACTTGACCTAATCGGTGTAGACGTAACTTCAATTTTCTTTATAAGCCAAGTTAAAGAAAAGTGCGAATACATAAGTGAGCATTTTGGGTGTTTTATTCGTTTTAATTTTTTGGAAACTAAAATGAGAAAATTTAATACAATTATCATGAATCCTCCATTTAAGCATGATAGTAAATTTATAAAGAAAGCATTGGAAGTATCTAATAATGTTGTATGTATTACGCCAGCATCATATCTGCATTCAGCCGGAATTAATGCGCATAAACCAGAATTTAAACCAAGATTAGAACGCGCAATTATTGATGACAATAACGGAGATAAGTATTTTAATGCAGGTATGATGACTCAACTTGCTATTTCTAAGTTTACAAAAAATGAAACTCCGTCGTTTGTTTTAGAAAATGGTAAAACTGGAGCTAAATATACATATAACAATGATGATTTTGTATCAATAGTATTGAATAACACTATTGCGAAAAACATAGCAAACAAAGTCAAAACTGATGCTCGCTTAGAAACTACAAAAAATAGCAATAATTATATCATATTTAATAGAAAACTATCAGTACATACGAACGGCAAAATTTTAATGGGCCCAGATTATTATAAAGGAATGGTAAACGGAAATACTGCTGTAAATGTCGGAAATCCAAAAAATGAATGCACGGTATTTTTCAATTCATCCGAAGAAGCAGAAAACGCTATAAAATTTTATTCACTTCCTGTTATAAAATTAGTATGTACTTATAATGCTGGTTTAGGTGGTGGTGCAGGTAAAAGAATGATTAAGCATGCTCCTGTCGTAGACTTTACTAAAGAATGGACTCGAGAAATGGTACAAGAACATTTTAACATTTCGGATGAAGAGTGGGAATACGCAGAAAACGTAGTAAATGGGGTTTCTATTGATGAAATTAGATAATCACCGAGAGTCTGAACAAATATCAAGAGAACGACAACTTGAAACTGATGAGATTTTTACAAATAAGTATTGCTGCGATTTAATGATATCCATGCTTAAAGAAGAAGATTTTTATCCAGGAAAAACTTTCCTGGAACCTTCTGCCGGAGATGGAAATTTAGTTGAAGCCATATTAAGACAAAAGCTTAAGTACTGTACACCAACTGAAGCTATAAAGGATATATTCGCAATAGAATACATGAAAGATAACTATGATTTTTTATGCAATCGAGTTTTAAACATTATTGGAGATACTCCAGAGCATAGAAACATAGTTATGAATAATTTTGCGTTTGCAAATACTATTGATCAGACAGACACGTCAGAAGGTAGAAAATACCCTGAGTGGATGCCAGATTATGTTAAACCTATGAACGAACCTGGAAGTTTAGATTTCTTTTTCGAGTAAAGTATGATAAAAATTTTATTAAATTTAAACGATGAAGTAGTTGATGAAACTAGCCCAAAAGAGCTTGGGCTAAAACTCCTCTATAAGGATGACGATAATCTAGTGATGCATACTGAATACGCATCTGGATTATATGTTTCTGAAGCAGAGCAGCTTCAGCGTGTATTCATATTTGATGAATATGATGAGCTGTTTCAACATTTTATAGTGTATTCCGATAATTGGTCAGAAGAGCTTTTAGAATATTTTGTCAGATATACGCTTGAATTAGCCGGATATAATGGAGATTTTAGTTGTTATATGTCTCCTGATGTTAGTGTACACTGGGATTCTAATAGTGAAAAATTTACAGGATGGAGTTCATAATGGAAACATCGCATGAATTGGAAAAGCTTATACTCACGTCAAAGCTCTATGCAGCAGAAGAATTGAATAATAAGCTAAGAAAGGAAATATCTTCATATGAAGATATTGTTAATACTGCAAAATCAGTTATACGTATGTATGAGAAATACGGAAATACGTCTCTAGACGCTTTAACTGAAGCACGAAGGATTGTTAAAACTGAAGGTAAATCTTTAAGCATTGATGCGTCAAATATTGCTTATAAAATTTTAGAATTGCGTAAAAGATTAAATGCAGAATTACTTAGCATAGCGTCGTTAAAGAATTCCGTGCTCCAATACGAATATGAACATACTATTGAATCACAAAATTCAAATGTCATTGAAAAGTTCAAAGAATTTCAAGATTGCTTTAATTTTGATGATGTATAATATTTATCTAATTTAATTGAAAGGAATAAAATAATGGCACACTTTAACGAATGTAGTCAACTGATCGCTGGTGCAGATAAAGCTGAAGCTCGATACGCAGGTATCGTACGCAAAGTTGGTGGTGACCCTCTGCAAGTAATGCTTGATATGCAAAAATCTCTTCAGGTTCGTCTTGCAAATGACAAGCCTGGTACTAACATGCATCCTGATGAATTGGCTCAAGCCGGTGATATCGTGCAGTGGCTGCGTAATCAAAAAGATTACATTGATGACGAATTCCGCGAACTTCTGACATCTCTTGGCGGTATGAGTAATGGTGAAAAGGCAGCTAGTGCTGTGTGGAAACCATGGAAAGCTGACCACGTCAAGATGCAGGAAACTTATATCAAAGACCTGTCTGATAAAGACCAGCTTGAAATCAAATTTGAAATGATTGATATCCTGCACTTTGTTCTGAATATGTTTATGGCGCTTGGTCTGGATGCTGAAGAAATCTTTAAGCTGTATTATCTGAAAAACGCTGAGAACTTCGCTCGTCAAGATGCAGGCTATTAATGGCTAAAAGAATATCTAAGCGTCGTTTAAAAATTATCAGAAAGCAAAAAGAAAGGGCCTTAGTATTGGCCCTTCGAGAAGAAATCACTCGAGAAATTGATAAAGAAATATTAAAGGTGCTTACCGCAGCTATATAAATACTCCTGTAAACTAAATAGGAGATTAAAATGGCTTACGTAAATATCAAAACTTTTGACCATACCACTGCTGATGGCGAAGTTAAAGGTACTGAAGTATCTGTAGCTTTTAAGGTGTATTCTGATTCACATCGCATTGCTAACGCACAGTATCAGATTTTCCCATCTGAAAAAGCTGCTTATTCAACAGTAGTTGATGATGCTGCTACTTGGGCAACCACCAACGCGAAAATGTTTGAAGCTGTTCCGGCTGATGGCGAAGTATAAAATTAAGGACTCCTTCGGGAGTCCTTTTATGCTATACTGGGAATAGTATATTATTCCTACTAACTGAGGAGAAGAAAATGATATGTTATACTAAGCCCTGGTATCAATCGCCATTAAAGAAGTCTCATTTTGATTGTTGGTACAGAGGTGTAAGAGCTGCAGCGTTATTACTAAAAGCTGCGCCTGCTTTAATTAAAGCAAATGATAAGTGGTTTGAAGACAACAACATGACTGAAGGAGCTATGTGTGGCAAACGCAAAAATCTATAAAGTATG